CCAGCCGTTTTTGCACGGTCTGTGGTTTTGAATTTCGTTGAGGGATACTGTAATCATATTACCCCCTGATAAAATCCTGCTTTCGGGAGGTATCTGTGCTCTGCGCCGAGCATTTTTTCTACTCGTCTAATTTCGTTTGTAAGTTCTCTCGTTGTTTTGCCCAGATAGGACATTACTACGCCTCTGGGTAGGCAATACTTATTGCAGAACTGAAGCTGCCAGATCCAATTTCGTCGGCAGCCGATCAGGTAGTTGAGATTGTTCATTGTTGTTTCCCCTTTTTTGTTTAGACGACTCATTAAATATTATTGTTTTATTTCATGCAACATTATTTTTAAAAGGGGATATCGTCATCAAAGTCGTTTAGGGGCGGCTTGTTCTGCGGAGCAGGCTTCGGCTCTCCCTGCTTTGAGTCCAAAAGCTGCATCTCTGATGCAACTATCTCGGTCGAGTATTGCTTAACGCCGTCTTTGTCCCATGACCTGGTTTTTAGCTTGCCTGAGATGTAAATCTTGCTTCCTTTGGCGCAGTAGGCCGTCACTATGTCAGCGAGCTTTCCGAACACAACGATCCGCACCCACTCTGTCTGCTCGACGCGGCTACCGGCTTTGTCCTTGTAGTCATCACCCACAGCCAGGGTAAGGCTTACTACTGCTGTTCCGTTGGGCATCACTCTTGTTTCTGGGTCTTTGCCAAGTCGTCCGATAAACTGGCACAGATTAAGGTCTTTGCTCATATAATCCTCTCAAATTTGACTTGCGGTAATGTTGGTTTTTTCTGTCTTTTCGGTTCTGTATCTTCCTGCACAAAAGCCCAGAAATCCGACAAGAGATTGAAACACTCTTGCCAGTAGTCCTGATTCTTTTCTACTTCAAACGCCTCAAATCCCTCCGGCGTCCAGCACACAAAATGCGCTTTTTTCAGTCCTGCAATTTCCATCTGGCCTTGCACTTGGGGCATATAGTGATCGGGTATCTTCCCGTACAGATCCATGCTGGCCGGACACTTTGCTTCCAGAATCAGTGATTCTTGACCCTTGTAAACAATCCCATCTGGTGTGCAACCCAGCCAATCATGCTCATCGTGAATCAAGAATTGCTGTCTTTTCCCTGAGTACATAACCATGTCGCCTGTAGCGACCTCATACGCAGTGATGGCGTCTTTTTCGTGATCTGATCCCCACTGTGTATTGGCATTGCCTTGGAATCGTTCCTCGCGCCCTGTGAGCTGTCTCCAGAGTTTTTGTCTGGAGTCATAGCCTATCCCTATAGCCGAGGCAAAGAGGCTCGCAGTGAGCCTCCCGTTGCGTTCTGGTGAGAGCGTCATTCCAGACGCTCCTTAACCTCTGCAAACACCTCAGCGTGTGCCTCTCTTTGTTCTGGGGTGAGACCTTTCCAAATGTCTCTCAGATCGTCGATAGATTGGGAGGAATGAATTTTGAATGTGATGTTGGGATCAGTTGGCAGGACTTTCTTTTCCGGCTGGCTTGTCTGAATCTTGTGTTCTTCGGTATCAGCGTCTTTAGTATCATCAATCGCCAGCAGGCCGTTCAAGGCGTATTTTCTTGCATAGCTAGACGCAGTGCCTGTGATCTGGCTTGCGTCCATTCCTTTTTTATCTTCAGGCTCTCTTGCGAACGCAGTAGAGCTGGCAATCACAACGCCGTCTTTACTAATTGACGCTGTTGCCTTTATGTATATTCTATCCCCGACCATAACGACATCATCGGTCAATGACAGGTGGCATTCGTACTTCGCGAGAACAGGCTTTGCCGCCTCTACTATGTCTTCGCATGATCTGTACTTATACTTTCCGAAGGTGTTGTAGTTGCCTTTCGGTGCTTTCAGTTCTGATTGAATCATGTGCATTGTCATTATCTAGTCCTCATTTTTGATAGATCGTATTCCCGCACCCATGCCCTGTACTTATGCAGGACATGGCCTCTGCTGTAGCCGAAGAAAACAAGACCTTCGGTCTCCAGCTTGAACCACTTGTCGCTAATCTCCCTGATAGTCATCTCGCATCCTTTTTATATAAATCTCAACTTGCTGATACACGGCATCGATAGCTTCCTCACTGAGCCAGTGGCTAACATCCTCGCCATGAGGATCGTTAGGCGCATAAATGCGCTCAATGTCAAAGCCGCCATCAAGTCCTACTGACGGCTCTGGGCCGTATGTTTGGAAGTCTACTTCCAGCTCAATGTTTCCGAGGTACGCTTTCATAGGATCACCAATGCGCCGATCAGCGCAGACAAGGCCAAGGTTGCGATCATTGCCAAGATTTCTTTGTGTTTGTGTGACATTGCCATCCCCTTTTGTGTTTTGGTGAGGCCATTACAACAAACTTTTTACACAGTGTAAACACTTTTTGTTGTACATTTAATAAAAACGAGTATTATGGCGTCATCTAATCTCAGGAGGCAGTATGGATATTGAAGTGGTAAACAGGGTGATCGAGGCTTATGGCGGGGTCAAAAAGACCCAGCAGAAGTTTGGCTACAGCACCAGGATGTCGGTGTACATCTGGCGCAAAAGAGGCATTCCAGCGGGGAAGATCGGCCAAATCCATCTGGATACCAAAATGCCCATGAAGGTGCTTATGACAGCCGTGAGGCAGGTTCCTGGCGTCTTTGAAGCGATGGGGCTTGATACCCCGAAGTTTCCGAGAATATAATGGCTCCGCAGATCACAGAAAGACAAAAGCCCCGTTCGGCTAAAAACGAGGCTTTTGAGGTGGTAGGCAAGGTTGGTGAAAGCAACCCTGTTGGACGGCATATTACTGTATATGCTGGATTCAGACAACACTGTTTTCTCTTCCTTCGTACCTTAGCCCGTGACGGGTATACCAACGGCATCGGTCAATTGCGTAGAGTTCCGAGACTTAAATCGGTAATCAAAAATCCAAGCTCTGACCGACCCTTGTCAACTTGGCCCATGAAGCAGCCACTGGCTGACCGATTCGCAGATAGGATGCTGCGTGAGAGCAATCTCAGGGGGACTATAAAGTACCTTGCTGGCTTTGCTGGCAATTGCGTTGATGCGGCATGATGGTTGGATACCTTCATGGGGGAAATAGGGGAACCTATGTCTAAAATAAACAAAGGTGATAAAAATGAGCAGCGGTAATATAGATTGGTCAAAGCAGCATTGTGGGGTGCATCAAGCAGAGTACAGTGAGATGGTGCAATTAATGCCTGATATAAGAATAATTATTGACTCATTCCCAGAGATAGCAGAGGACTTTGTTTGGGACGTTAAGGTACACATGCTTATGCCAAATCAATACCCATGTATACCAAACTGGCACTTTGATAACATTCCGCGAGTAAACAACAAGCAGGATTTTGACAAGGTAAAACCAGATGCGCCCATGTACTTATGGGTTAGCAATGCGCCTTTGACCGAGTTTCGGAAAAATGGCAAAACATGGTTAATCCCGTCAAAAGAATGGGTGAGATTTACTCAGCAGGATGAGCATAGAGGAACCATGAGTAACGATTTTATCTGGCGAGGTTTTATTAGAGCAACGCACAAAAGCATAGCTCCTCAAATAAAGCCTAGTAGCGATAAACTCAGAAGGCACTCACAAGTTTATTTAGATGCTGCAAATTTTTCATGGTGATTAATGAAAATTGACATATCACAAGCCTACACATACGGCGTATCAGATGAGGCTGCTGCTGAGTTTGTTGAGCATCGCAAGCTGATCAAAAAGCCGCTGACCCAAAGGGCTTTCGAAAGGGCGTTGAGGGAGGCGTTTCGATGTACCGACCTGGGCATCACGGCAGACAGAGCGATTGAAATCTGTATAGACAAAGGCTGGCAGGGGATCACATACGAGTATGTTAAGTCAGAGCTGGGGAGGCGGTCAGAGGCTGGGAAGGATCTAGTCCTTAAACAGCCTGAGACAATACAGAGTTTTGTAGATCGCGTGACAGACAGAAACTGGGTTAATTAAAAGGGGATAAAAATGAAAGCAGCTAATATGAATAGTCCAAGGCTACAAAGAACGCTGGCATTGCTAAACAACGGCGGCGAGTACAGCACATTAGAGATCGTCATGGGCGCGAATGTCATGGCCGTGAGCGCAGTCATATCTGAGTTACGACAGCATGGAGTAGAAATTGAGTGCAACAGGAGAGGTGATATCTGGTACTACAAAAAGGCCGAGACATTACGCAATCGAGTACCTCAAGGCCAAGCCGGAGCAGAGGCAGTCGGTTATTGACACCTTTCCTGGGGAGTGGAAAGACCTTATCCGGTCGCACTTACAGATACTGAGAGATAAAAATGGAGCCAAAAAGAACAGTAAAAAGCGCAAGTGATCTACAGGGAGCAATCCAGTGGGTCTACGATATGTCCTCAAGGGGTCTTAAAGCCGGCCCTGTAGTGATTACTCTCGGTCGAGAGGCTAGGACAGACGAACAGAACGACAAGCAGTGGCCCATGCTCAGAGATATATCAAAACAGGTTGAATGGTTCGGTCAAAGTCATAGTCCTGAAGACTGGAAGGATATTCTGTCGGCTGCTTGGAAAGGTCAGACGTTAGTGCCAGGGGTCAACGGGGGATTTGTGGCTCTGGGCGTGAGAACGTCTAAGATCAGCAAGGAGGAGTTTTCGGAGTATATTGAATCCATATATGCATTCGGAGCTGAACGATCTGTAATCTGGTCTGAGAAGGCTTTAGAGGCTTTTGAGAAGTATCGGGAGGCAAGATGACAGCAGAATGGATTGAGCTTTATCACTCAGTGAATGAATTGCTCCTACAGCTTGGAGAGGAGGGTTCTATTAGCCCAAGGGATGAGATTGTGGGCAGGGTGATGGACGCGCTCTTTGAGATCGACGGTGGAGTACACAACAAGAGGATGGGGCGGTGAAGTCTAAATCTATTGCCGCGTTACGAGAGGAATGCGCTGTACTACTGCAAAAGTACGTCAGGCTGAAGGCGGCAGATAGTAACGGGTATTGCGCCTGCTGGACTTGTGGGAAATCTGATCATTGGAAGGAGATGCAAGGGGGGCATTTTATCGAGAGGGGTAAAACGGCGACGAAGCTGATGGAGGAAAATGTCCATCCGCAGTGCAGGTCTTGCAATATGTACGGGATGAAAAAGGCCAGTGTGGTTTTGGCTTACAGATCAGCAATGGTGGACTTTTACGGGGAGGCGTTTGTTAGTGAGCTGGAGATGAAAGCCTCGGAAGTCACCAAGCACTCTAGGCAATATCTTGAAGAATACAAAGCTGATATTAAAACAAAAATTAAGGAGCTAGAATGCGAATTGAAGGCATGACACAAGAGCAAAGTGATATCTATCACGCTGGGAAAAAAGCCCATGCTGAGGGGCAGAGTAAGGATGCCTGTCCTACTACCATGAAAAAGAAATGCTGGTGGTTGGCTGGGTGGATTGATGCAGACATTGAGGCGGGGAACAAGATATGGAAGCAGTAATCAACCTGATCCACCAGTGGGGCGTAGATCGACAAATCATCGGAAACGGAAGGCTGGAAACGCAGTGGCTTAAACTGATTTCCGAGTTTGGCGAGATGGCCGATAACTTGGCTAAAGGCAAGTCTCCTATTGATGACATAGGCGACCAGGTTGTCGTGATGGTTATGATGGCCGGCATTACCGGACGGATGGCCGAGTTAAAGTCTGCTGTTGCGACAACAAAGGCCGACAGCCTGGACGTTATGACTCTAACTGGGATGCTCTGCACCACCTACGCAAGTCTGAGATACTACGGTAATCAGACCGGAGGACGATACTACGACGCGTTCAATCAATTGGGCGGTATCGCAGCCAAGAACGACCTCACCCTGTATGACTGTGTAAGTCACTCATACATCCAGATCAAAGCCAGAAAGGGCTATCTCAACGAGAAAGGCGTATTCATAAAGGAGTGATTCGATTAACTTATTAATGTCAATACATTTATTGCATCAAAATAAATACATAATGTATTTACATTACCGTCATTGGTGGTACTATATGTCCAAGGTCAGCAATAAAGCAGGCCGCAAATAAAGGGGAAAAACGATGAAAGCGACAACAATGATAACAGTAGAAACAATTGACGGCGCAACTCGCACATGGTTTCAGGTTGTTGGCCACGATTTTGGGACTGACCGAGACATTGATGGCGAGTATGCAATCACTGAAGACGGTCGCGTATTGGACAGGGATGGCTACCAGATTACTGCCGGTGATCGTGAAGAAATCGCCGTTCGCAACCTGATCGGATAATGAAGCCCACAAAAGGCCCATCCCGCCGCAGTGCTCACCTGCTAATCAGGATAGAGCCTGCTGTTAAAGACGCAATACAAAAAGCTGCAAAGTCTGCCGGAATGACTATGGCAGACTTTGTGGCTCTGCATTGTCTTAAAGCAATCAAGGAGGAGTAATGGCTACTTGTAACGACATTACCGGAGAGGAAATCAAGTCCAGAGTCCTGTCAAAGCAAGGAAAAGAAAACTGGGATAAGATATTCAACAAGAAATGTACTTATCCAGAATGTAAATGCCCTGTAGACCTCCACGAAGGCGAGATGTGCGTGGAGGGTAGGGGGAAGGTTCCAGCCTACTGAGCTGGCAATCTGGGATTATAAACATCCCCACTGAGATGCCATTGCGTCAGCAATCCCCTGATATGTAGTCGAGCGCAGCTTCCACCTGTCTGCGCTTGGCGGCATCTTGTGGATTCTGTCAGCCCTGCCTTCCACGATATTGGTCGGAGTCAGCAGAGGGAGACCCTTCAACCACAGGCAGGTTGCCTTGGTCTCTCCGTGTCCGAATTGCCACGGCTGAATGATCTGGTCTGGCTTGCGCCACACAGACGACATGATGCAAACCGGGTTCTCAATGGCAATGCGAGGAATCTCTGCGAGAGCCAGTGTCATAAAGAAGTCGATTGCCTCCTGCTGCCTGCCGTCTGCTCTCTTCTCTGCGAAGTGCCTAGCGCCTGAGACGGCAAGATGAGTGCAAGGAGGGTGAGCGATCATCATGTCCCAACCCTGCCCGATAATGTCGAGCACATCACCTTGATAGTGCGGCCCCGGCCTGTCTGTCGGCAGCAGGTCGCAGCTCATTGCATCGTGACCTGCCCGAATAAAGGCGTCCCTGACCGTTCCTGAATATTCGCAGGCGACCAATACGCGCATCAGTGACTCCTTGGCGCGAAATAGATTGCCACTTGCGCTGCGTGGGCTTCGGGGTTGAGTGGAACAGCCTTCCCTGCTACTACGCCGATTCCGTAATGGCCTGCGTCATGCCATACGCCATTCTCGAAATACTGAACGCCATGTGTTGCTGCTTTAAACCATTTGGCAGTGCCTTTGTTTTGGTAGTGCGTTGCGCCTGCTGGTGCTGTGCTTAAATCGACGTTGCTCATTCTGTATCCCCTTTTTGTTAGCCCGCTTTATTGCTGGCATGGAAGATATAATACAACATTTTGTTGTATACGCAAGAGGGTAGAGCAATTTTTTTTAAAATATTTTCAATGGTGTATAATCCCTGTAAATCAATTGCTCTCAGGAGCCACTATGCCACTGAAGAAGGGTTACGGTAAGAAGACTGTCTCGGCTAACATCAAGACCGAGATGGCAGCAGGCAAACCTCAGAAGCAAGCAGTAGCAATTGCCTTGAGCGTGGCTGAGAAGGCCAAGAAGAAGAGAGGGAAGATTGAATAAATTTCCGACCTATAAAACATTTAAGACTAACGATCTGATTCCGTATGCCAGGAACAGCCGCACTCACTCCGACGCACAGGTAACGAAGATCGCTGCCAGCATCAAGGAGTTCGGGTTTCTGAATCCCGTCATCGTTGACGGCGAGAACGGCATTGTTGCTGGTCATGGTCGTGTTATGGCCGCGAAGAAACTGGGCATGGATGAAGTGCCGGTCATTGAAGCGAGCCATCTCACAGAGGCTCAGAGGCGGGCCTACGTCATTGCCGATAACCGTCTCGCCCTGGATGCTGGCTGGGATGACGAGATGCTGCGGGTGGAGTTTGCCGAACTGGAAGGATTAGGGTTTGACCTTGATCTGACGGGCTTTACCCCGGAAGAGATCGCTGCGCTGGAGCCAGAACAGCTTACCGAAGGATTGACGGATGAGGATTCTGTCCCGGAAGTTCCTGTTGACCCGGTGACCAAGCCTGGCGATGTGTGGCTATTGGGGCCGCATAGGCTGATGTGTGGGGATAGTACCAGCATTGATGCGGTTGATCGGCTGATGGATGGGCAAGAGTGGGATGTTTGCGTGATTGATCCACCGTATGACATTGAAAGTCTTTATGCTTGTTCGATTCCTGCTGCATCAATGGGCAAAAAACTAGCTGTTATGTGGGATTATAAAAGGTTTGCCATAGCCCCACACTGCGCGGTAATGGCAGGATGGGTTCCGTTATACGAGTTTATTTGGGATTGTGTGCAGAGCTGGTATACACCTAATCGTCCACTTGCTAGACACAAAGCAGTTGGCATTTTTGGTGACGATCCGAAATTTAATACAGAGTCATCAGTAATAAAAGATGGAAAAGACAGAGGCAAAAACAGGGTAGTTAAAAACACTCGCGGGAACTCTAATTATGAACCGCTTGACGGGGCAAAACATATAGCCACAGTTGAAGCATTTCCCAACACTATGCAAAAAGATGAACACGGCCACGGGAAGCCGGTGGCGTGGTTAGAGGCAATTTTTAACGGAATCGGTGGGGTTTATTATCTAGACTTATTTGGAGGCTCTGGGACAACAATAATAATTTGTGAAAAAACAGGAAAAAATTCATCAACAATGGAACTCGACCCCAAGTACTGTGACGTCATAATCAAACGCTGGCAGGACTTTACTGGCAAGCAGGCAACACTAGAATCCACCGGCCAGACGTTTGCGGAGGTGAACAATGTCTCGCAGGCCGCATGAACCCAACGATAAAACCAAAGCCCAAGTTGCTGCCCTGATCTCTTACGGGGTTCCGGTGAAGCAGGTTGCCGCTTATATCGGGATTGATGATAAAACCCTGTCCAAGTATTACCGCGAGATCATGGACGAGGCTATGGCAAATGCGCATGGCCAGGTTGGTCGTTACCTATTCCAAGGTGCAAGCGGCGCATTGCTTGAGAAGGGCGCAACCCATGCCGATTGCCTTCGTGCGGCGATGTTCTACGCAAAGACGCAGATGGGCTTCAAGGAAACTGACAGAATTGAGCAGACTGGGGCTGATGGTGGGCCGATTCAAACAGAGTGGGTTGTAAAGGTAGTCGATGCCTGAGATGAAGATACCGAGGAGGCTCTTGCCGCTGCTGCAAAAGCCCAAGAGGTTCAAGATCGTCATAGGTGGCCGGGGGTCTGGGAAATCACAATCGGTCGGGGACATTTGTTTAATGGATGCCCAGACAAAGGGGATTCGCACAGCTTGTTTCCGTGAGTTTCAAGTCTCAATGGATGACTCTGTTCATGCCTTGCTGTCTGCCGAGATTGAAAGACTCGACCTCCAAGGCTTTAGAGTACAGGCCAACGCCATTCAGTATGCTGGGCAGGATGCGTTCAAGTTCCGAGGACTTGCTCGGAATCCTGAAGGCATCAAGTCGATGCACGGCTTTAAACGGTTCTGGGTGGAAGAGGCTCAGACCATATCGTTCGATTCTCTCAAGGCTCTAACGCCTACGCTTCGATCCGAAGACTCCGAAATCTGGATGACGGGGAACCCAAGGCATTCGTCCGATGTATTCTCCCAGCGATTCATTAAACCATGGGAGAAGCAGTTGAGAAGGGACAAAATGTACGAAGACGACCTGCATCTTGTCCTGTGGGTGAACTACGATGACAACCCATTGTTCCCAGACGTACTAGAACAGGAACGGGCGTATGACCAGACCAACCTGTCAACTGCTTTGTATCGTCATATCTGGCTTGGTGAATACTACGACGAGGTCGAGGATTCAATCATTCCGGTAGAGTGGTTTGATGCTGCAATTGACGCGCACGAAAAGCTGGGCTTTAAACCAGAAGGGGCGATTATCGATTCCCACGACCCATCTGACGAAGGCGGCGACAGTAAAGGGCTGGCGATCCGTAGAGGGTCAGTTGTTTTGGATGTAAGAGAGATGGTCACTGGCGATTCCAATGTTGGCATGGACTGGGCGCTGGAAGAATCTCGAAGGGCTGGTGCTGATTGGTTTGTGTGGGACTGCGACGGGATGGGAATAAGTCTCAAGAGGCAGGTGGATCAGGCTCTTGCGGGGACTAGGACTCAGTTCTGGATGTTTCGCGGATCAGAGACACCGGATGATGCTGATAGTGTTTTTGCTGGAAGCGGAGAGCAGCACAAGACCAACCGTGACACGTTCTTCAACAAACGCGCTCAGTATTGGTGGAGGCTCAGGGAAAGGTTTGAGGCTACCTGGCGGGCTGTTAAGGGCGGCAAGTACACCAATCCAGATGATATGATTTCCCTATCATCAAGCATTGAAAATCTTGACCAGCTCAGGGCTGAGGTGTGCCGTATTCCACTTAAGCGTAACAATAATGGTAAGATACAGATCATGAGCAAGCTGGAAATGGCAAAGAAGCCGTACCAGTTGCCGTCTCCCAACATGGGTGACTCTCTGATGATGAGTATGTATTCGCCCAAAGTCGCTGCCCAAGTGGCAACAATTAAATTCGCTGGATGGAGTGGACGCTAATGGCTGATTACGAGAACGGCTCAGAGATGGACTCCGAGGACGATGGCTATACAAGCAAAAAGGCTATTGAGGCGGGAGACGAAATCCTAGACATGGAAGACAAGTATGACTCCCATGACGCGATCATTAATCTGTTAAAAGCAGCGCAGTGGGCTGACCACGACAATCGAGAGGCGGCTAGAGAAGCCCATCTGTTCGTGTCCAAGCGGGACGGGCAGTGGGAACCCTACTGGTGGAACAACAACGCCAACAAGCCTCGATACACGTTCGACATGGCGTCTCCCATCGTTGACCAAATAGCGGGAGAGATCGAGCAGGCCGACTTTGATATCAAAGTACAGCCAGCCGGAGGTGACGCAACAAAGGAGGTCGCTGAGACCTATGACGCGATTATCCGTAATCT